AGGCGCACCAGATCCTCGTCGCGCATCTGGCCGGGCATGGGAAGCGCGGTGGTCGTGATGGCGTTCGGGCCGTAGATGGCGGCCGGCATCGGCGAGGGCGGTGCCGGGGGCGGGGCTGGACGGGGAGTGGCGCCCAGCCCCGCAGGACGGGCCATCGGACGCGCCTCTTCAAGGCGGTCGCGGAAACCCATCGGTCTGATCCCGAGAGCGTTCAGAAGGCCCGAAAGCGGGCCGCCAGAGAACGTGTCACCGGCGCGGCCCGCGCCGCCCCCGTTGAGCATGTCCAGAAGGCCGAGGTACTGCTGCCTTTCCATCAGGCGATCCCTTTCAAGTTCCGCCGGATCGGCCGCGACCAATTAGCCATCGGTGATCCGAGCGACGTTGCCGCGTCCCCCGCGAACGTCAGGAAGACCGCATCCGCCTTGTCAGGCGATCTCAGCCCCCGCCGCCGCATGTCGTCCTTCCCTTCGGCCTTCATCTTGCCGCTGCTGGCGAAAGAATACCTGATACTGGTCAATTCCGCAATCAGCTCGCCATCGGACGGCAGGCGGCTACCGCGCTGCTCCAGCCAGCCCCGAAAACGGAAGATAAGTTCCGTCCGCAAGTTGCTGTACGTTGCCCCGAAGGCGGGTGCCTCGCTGACGTTGACGGCGCGCACCGGCAGCCCCAGCTCGCGCAGGCGGTCATGCACGCCGCTGCCGAGGCCGATGACGTCCACAAGGATCTCGCTGGGCCTCTCCGACGGCAGCAGGCCGTCATACTGCGCCTTGACGCGGCCGACCGTCTGCATCAGGTCCAGCCCCTTCCACGTCTCCACCTCCGCGATCACGGGCCCGACGCGCTTGGCGAGCGCCGTCCTGTCGCTGCCAAACCGCGCCACGTCCAGCCCCCAGACGGGCCGCGTCGTCGGCGCGGCCGTGACGTCGCGGCTCTTCGCCGCCTCGGCCAGATGCAGCGGGATGATCGTGTCGTCGTCGCCCATCGGGAACTCGCCCAGAACTCGGATCCTGTAGGCGTTGCTGTCCTCCCCGTACCGGGTCTTCATCTCGTCGATGAACTCGCGGCTGACGCGCTTGCTGTCCACGCAGCTCCAGTGCAGCGTGAGCCAGTGTTCCGCCAGCCGGTTGTGCGTCTCGTAAAACGTCCCGCTCGACCGCGTCGGGTTGCCCGCCAAGATCGTGATCGCGCTGTGGCCCGACATCGATCCGCTGGCCGCCTCAAACACCTGTTCCGGCACGCCGCTCGCCTCGTCCACGACCAGCATCACGTTGTCGCTGTGGACGCCCGCCAGCGCCTCGGGCTGCTCCGCGCGGCTCGTTCTGGCCGAGATGAACGCCTCGCTCGGCGCGGCCACCAGCTCCACGCGATCCGTCTTCACCTCCAGCAGGATCCGCAGCGCCTCGGGCAGCTCGCCGATCCATCGCTTCAATTCCGCAAACAGCGCGTCGTAGAGCTGCGCCGTCGTCGGCGCGGTCACGACCACTTTGTTCGGAAAACGGAACAGCACGAACCACAGCATCGACCAGCTCAGGGCCGTCGATTTACCGGTCCCGTGTCCAGACCGGACCGAAATCTTCCGCTCGCCGCGCCCCACGGCCCGCAGCAGATCCTCCTGATACGGTTCCGGCGTCGCGCCGAGGATCTCGCGCACAAACAGGACGGGTCCATCCTCAGTGACGCCATACCGTTCGATCATGTCCTCAAAGGGATTGCTCGTCATTCCGCCTGCCCCTCAATCGTGACCGCGTCGTCGCCCGGCCCGCGCCGCTTCTTCAGCGCGTCCAGATGCAACTGGTTGATGTTCAGCGTGATCGTCGGCGTGTTCTTATTCACCTGATACCGATCCGGGTGGTTGACCGTCGCCAGCCACTTCCTGACGTCAATCCGCTCCTTCGCGACCGCGATGTCCTCGCGGGTGACGGTCCCATCAGCCAGCCCGTCCGCGATCTGCAATGCCTCTTCCGCCAGCGTATCCGCCTGCTCGCGGCGCGCCTCTTCAATCATCGGCCGATATGCCTCATGCGCGTTGAGGTGGCGGCTCAAATAGGTGCGGCTGCACCCCAGCTCGTTCGCCAGATCCAAGATCGTGCCGCCCGCCGCGATGAAATCCCTGACGTACTCGGGCCCGCCGCGATCCGCGATTTCGGCCAGCAAACGCTTCTTCAGCGCGCGTCCTGCCATTGTGCTACCTCCTCAGTGCCTTGCCATTCTACCGCGAAATTCCAAAATTTTTCAAGGCACCCGGTCGAGCGATGGGGGTGGGTCGGGTTTGGTTCTTGGTATCAGGTCGATCCGTGCAGGGCTGTCGCTGCAGCCGCCCCCGCCTTAACCCCCCGGGGGCGGGGGGCCGTCTCGGGGGTGCCCGAGATCGATGCCCGGCGCCCCAATATCCGATAAGGTCCATTATGTCATATGTCGATGTCAATGAAATCAATGACTTAGCGTTTCACACCTACCTCTGGTTGAACCAGACAGGTGTTTCGAGCCACCAATGAGGTGTCTGGATACCACCAGATCGGCCCTCGCGCGGGCGCCCGGGCAGCGAGGCGGCGTGTCTGCCAGAGAGGTTTGCAAAGTGGTGCGGGCGACTTTGCAAACTTTGTGCTGGCACCAGATCCCACGCACCTTGCGCTGGCACCTTGCGCTGGCACCTTGTGCTGGCATCGCCCGCTGGCACCTTGTTCTGGCACCAGATCCCACGCACTGACCGCTGGCATCGCCCGCTGGCCCTGATCGCTGCCCCCGGAAAAAGGCGGCCCGCAAGCGCAGGGTCGCTCGCGGGCCGCACATCGCCGCCGTCACGGCGAGCCTTCGGCAGGGAGGAGACTACCGTCAGCGCAGGCACCATACCACCCGGCGGCTCGGGCGCGCAAGCGGGCCCGCCGCCACCCACCTCAACATCATCAACACCCTAATCACCTAGTTTCCCATCTTCCCCCAGAGAATACATAGTACACCCTATAAGTAGCTCTACTACACCACTCCACCCTCTTATATCTCCTCACAGCCAACTTCTAAGAAGTGAGTGTTGAGGGTGTTGAGCTAACCAGAACCCACTGAAATCGCTGCGTTTAATTGCTCAACACCACCAAAAAGGTGTGGGTGTTGACCTGCCGTTTCGGGTGTTGAGGGTGTTGACCCAGCTCAACACCCACCCCCCTTGCTCAACACCCACTTTGCCCAGCTCAACACCCACTCTCAACACCCTCCACCACGCGCAGACGGCCGTCTCTCTTGGCCTGATCCAGCGCCGAGATCATGCGGTTCACGTCGGCCGCCGGTGCCAGCAGATCCGCCCGCTGCGCCAGCGGCGTATCGACCCACGCCCCGCGCACGCCATCAGCCGCCCGGTAATAGACCGTCACCAGCTTCTGCCGCCCATCGGGCCCGACCACCGTCTGCCGCGTCGGCATGGCCTTCCAGCCCATGCTGCTCTCGCCGCGCAGCACGTCCTGCACGCGCCGCCACCAGTTCTTGAGGTGGTCGCCCTCGCCCTCTGCCGTGATGGCGTTCTGCATCCGCCGGCGCAGGTCGCTGTTGGCGATGTAGTCGCCCGGCACGCGGGCCAGCACGTCGCGCAAGATGTCCTCCACGTCGCCCTCGTTGTTCTGCTGCATGATCGCCCGCCCGTCGCCGAGGTTGGGCGCCTCGCGGATGGCCGACCAATCGACCGGCACGCCGCCCAGATAGGACCGCAGGGCCGCGCCGAAGGCGGCCGAGAAGACGCCATCCGGCCGCCACGGGTTGACCATATCCGGCAGGCCAGCGCGGTCGATGAACTTGATGTCCTCCTGCATCAGGACCGCGAAGCGGCGGTCATCGACCGTGATGGGCAGCGCGTTCAGATGGTTCGTCGCCAGCAGCATCGACGCGAAGATCTCGGCCGTGTAGGCGTTCACGTTCTTCTTGCGGATCAGCACCTCGCGCCGCCGGGGATCGACATAGCTCTTCAGCCGCTCGTAGCTCTCGCGCCGCTTCCAAGCCATCGCGCCGCCGCCGTCATCGCCCGCCATGACCTCGTCGCAGGTGACCAGCACGCTGTCGGAGAGCCAGCCATTGTACTGGCCCTGACCGCCCGCCCCGAGCAGCTCGACAGAGGAGACGGGCGACACGTTGCGCGGCCCGAAGACCGCGCCCAGCATGTCGAAGAGCGTGCCGCGCCCGGTGCCTTGGATGCTCGCCACCATCAGCACGCCGCAGCCGATCACCCACGGCCGCTGCACCTTCGCCGCGACCCACATGCGGAACCAATCGCGTTCGTCCGCGATGGGCAGCAGATGCGAGATCAGCGCCTCGAAGGCCGCCACGGCATCAGCCAGATCCTCCTCGCCCACATCGACGTCATCCGGCGCGCGATAGGTGTTGACGAACAGCCGGTCATCGACCCGCGCCAGCGGATCCCGCACGTCGGGCCGATAGCGGTATCCAGACACGTCGATGCGCCGCGCGTCGGCGGCCCACATCGGGACCGGGTGGATGATCTGCTCGCCGCCCCTCGGGCCGCGCACGGTGACCGCGTGCGGCTGCATCAGGACGCGGAAATTGCCCATCGTCATCGCGCCATCGGCCGGATCCGACAGCGGCACGACACACCGCTGCTCGGCAGGCATGTAAACGTACTCGGCCAGCAGCGCATCGACCACCTGATCCATGTCGCCCGCCATCGCCGCGCCGACGGCAGTCGCCGACGGAGCAGGCGCGGGCGCGGGCGAGGAGAAGATCGACCCGGCCGCCGCCAGAGACGCCAGACGCTCCATCGCGCCCTGCGTGATGGGCTTCGGCGCCATGTCGGCCGGCCGGTGGATCTCGAAAGAGGCCGTCTCAAGGATCGACACGCGGCCATCGCGCGGATGGATCGATGCGATGCAGCGCGTCATGTTGACCGCCGCCTCGCCCTCCAGCCACGACGCCGACAGGCGCACGTCACCGTGCAGCTCGCACAGCTCCTGCAAGCCGCCCAGATCCACCTCGCCGTGGTCGCGCGTCTCAAAGCTCTGATCGGCCAGATCATAGATCGGCTGGTTGGAGCTGAAGCCGGGCTTCGACAGCAGATCCCGCTGCCAGCCCAGTTCGTCCAGCACCCGCGTTGCCGTGTCGGCCACCTCGACCAACTGCGCCCGCGTCAGGCGCGGCAGGTCATCGAACGGCACCTCCAGCAGCCCGCGATCATCGACCCACTGGTAGACGACAGACGGGCGGTCGTCCTGCCCGATGGTGTGCGCCCCATAGGCACCAAACTGACGCCCGCCGCCCTCGCCCGCGAAGATCTCGACGCGCTGGACCGCCTCGTCGCCCGGCTGCTGTCGGAAGCCCGCCGAAGCCATGCGATAGAACGGCTGCTCGCCATCCGCCAGACGGACGAACCACGCTTCCTTGGCGCCCTTGCCGCGCCGCACGGGCGCGCGATGCAAGATCTCCCAGATATCCGCCGGGATGGCGTCAATGATCGCCGCGACGGCATCGTCGTCGTTCACGTCCAGATCGATCACAGCCAGCCCACGCTCGACGCGGACGCCGGTCGCGCGCC